TCACTCTTGCAAGCAACAACACAACGCCAATCTATGCCCATTCTAACTCAGGCTGGATCTGGACTGGCATTTGTGAAGGTCCTAACGCCATCTACGCTTCTGGCTATGTGGGCGATGTATCAAGCGTGTATCGCCTTGTCCTCGATACAACCGGTGCTGTCCCACTATTGAATAAGGCTGTTACCGCAGCTGATATGCCACGCGGCGAAATTGTCTTGGCACTTGGATCATATGTTGGTAAGTACATGGTCTTTGGTACAAACCGCGGGGTGCGTGTAGGTCAGATCGATACATCAGGTTATCTATCTTCAGGCTACATCACCTACGGTCCAATGACTGTTATCACGCAAGGTTATGACCCAGCCACAGGCACATACCGCACCCCTGCGGGAACCGATGGTTGGGTCAACTACGTGACATTTAACGATCGTTTTGCTTACTGCACCATCACCAACTATATCGACAATGGCGATGGCACATACTCATCAGGCTTGGTCAAGCTAGATCTTGGCAAGGAAATTACAACCAACCAGGTTGCTTGGGCTACCCACCTTCGTGCGCCAGCAGGCATTACTGCTACTGCACAAGACGCTGCCGTCTATGGCAAGTCCAACCGCTTAATGTTCTCGATCCAAGGTCATGGCATTTACATCCAGACCGACCCAACAAACTCCAACTCTAGTGGCAAGCTCTGCACCAGTGGCTACCTACAGACTGGTCAGATCCGCTACTTGACCTTGGAAGATAAGCACTTCAAACTTATCAAGGCTCGCGTTACTGCTCCTATCAACGGCGTAGTCAATGTATCTTCCGTTGATCCGCAGATGAATGTCATCAGCCTTATCAACATCACATCTAACTTTGATATTACCAATGACATTTCCACTGGTATATCTGCACCGCTTGAGTCAGTAGGTTTTAGATTTACCCTGTACTCAGATGCGGCAACAAACCTTACCGCTACCACATTCAACGGCTATCAACTCAAGGCACTTCCAGCCGTCGCCCGTGAGCGTGAAATTACTGTACCGGTGATGATCTACGACTTTGACAAAGATCGTTACAACATGGAAATTGGTTACGAAGGATGGGCGTACGAACGACTATCTGCTCTTGAATCTATTGAGTCGAACGGAGATGTAGTTGTTCTGCAAGATTTTACAACCGGTGAGCAAGTCCAAGGAGTTATCGAAGCTCTCTCCTTTTCTCGCATGCAGGCACCTGACCGCCGCTTCAGAGGATTTGGCGGTCTATGCCAAATCATGTTCCGCACCGTCAACTCATAAAGAAGCATAATGAGCAGCGCAGATCTAACCACCATCCTCTACAACACCGTCTTTACGCTAGGCGCTACAGCCACAGGTGTGTGGTATGTATTCAAGCATGGCGTTAAGAATGTTATGCGTGAAGAATTTGAGGACATTAAATCTATCAAGCATGAAGTAACGCCCAACACCGGCAGTTCACTCAATGATGCTATACGCAAGCAGGTCATCCCAATGGTTCAGACCTTGATAGAGAAGCAGCAGAATATAGCGGTAGATGTAGCAACACTTAATGGCAAGTTTGAGCAGCACATTAGGGAGCACAATGCTTAAAAATTTTTTTAAGAAAAAGTTTATCCACCCAGACACAGGCGATGTTTTAACTTTTGCCGAGCAAGCATCATGGAAAGTCCAAAGCATTATCCGCAACTGGTTCTTTGTATGCCTTTGGTCTGCTGTTACTTTCATCTGGTGGTTCCAACCAACTTGGTTTACTGATACTCATGCTTACATCAAGTGGATGAACCTAGCCTCATGGCTAGCTGTAACAGTAGAACTTATCATCGGTATTGCCATGATCGGTCAGACCAAGCGTGATGCTCTTATCATCCGCCACATTCTCAAATTAGAGAAGCAAGAAATTGAACATCTGGAAGATTTGATCGAGGACAAGAAATGACCTATGAGCCACGCATCGGAGACTACGGCTGTGTCAAGACCAACGGATTTTTCGGATGGCTCATTCGTCTCGGAACTTTTAGCCGATGGAACCACTGCTTCATTTACATTGGTAATGGAGAAATTATTGGAGCAGATCCACAAGGCGTAAAAAAAAGCCCGCTGTCTAACTACACCAATGTGGCTTGGAACCAGCACGAAGAGTTGACAGATAAGCAACGTGACGCGATCTTCTTCTACACTCATCAAGCGCTAGGCAAACCTTACAACTTCTTCACCATTGCCGATCTTGCCCTGCGTATCCTCGGGCTAAAGATCTTGGCTAATACATGGCTTGCCAAGAAGTTGGCTACAACTCAAGGCTATATCTGCTCTGAGCTTGTGTCAGAGGTTTACAAGAAGGCCGGCGTTGATCTATGCCATAAGGAAGATTACTTGGTAGTACCTGGCGATCTAGCAGAACGGTTGATCTGGCAATGACCTATCCATTGGTACAAGCAAAGCATTACACATCTGGGTTAAACAAACGTGAGCCGATCCGACTCATAGTTCTACACAGCGCAGAGAACAACGAACTGCCAGACGCAGCACACAACCTAGCCCTTTGGTTTGCAGGTCCTACTGCCCCGCAGGCTAGCGCTCACTACATGGTGGACTACAACACCGTCGTTCAGTCTGTAAAGAACGAGGACATTGCGTGGCACTGCGATATATGGGACAGGAATGTCGAATCTATTGGCATTGAGCTGACTGGTCGGGCTGCGCAAACCCCTGCCCAGTGGGCGGACAGTTATTCAGAAGGGGTGCTCAGGCAGGCTACAAGCCTCTGTAAAGGGCTTATGGGCCAATATGGCATACCTGCTACCCATCTGACCTATGAGCAGATCCTAGACGGCAAGACAAAGGGTTTTTGTACCCACGCCGATATTACCTATGCTCACAAGATTGCCGGTGGTCATACTGACCCTGGCGTTAACTTTCCTATGGTAAACTTTTTGAAGGGCCTAACGGCTTAACTTAAAGGAGAACTTATGAAGATCAACAAGACAATCGTTGAGCATTACCTAGCTTCACTTGTAGTCGCATCTGTTGCCATCTGGCAGACAGGTAACCACCACCTCAAGACAGTTGCTTGGGGAGCATTGGTTGCAGTTCTTGGACCAGTTGCCGTTGGTGCGTATAACCACTTCAAGGCAGTAGCAAACACAACAACTAAGTAAAACTTAATAAGATTAAAGGCCCCGCTTAATTGCGGGGCTTATTTTTTTTTGCTTTTTTGCTTGTGTAATGCTCGCTATCGGCTTTGCCGCTCGCTGTCGGTGGGCGCTCTGCGCCCCAACCCTTTTACTCGCTCCCGTGCTTACGCTCGTAGTATAACCATAGGCAAAAAATTTCTGCAAAATTGAAACATTAACTTGACAAGCCATACATACCCCCCTGCTATGATCCAGCCATGAACATAGAAACAAAAACAACAGTAGGTCACAGGTCGTTTTCCTCGTTTGCTTCATGGGTGCGATGCGGTAAAGCATGGCAACTAGAACGCCAGCTGGGTGTAACGACTGCACCAGCTTGGTGGTTTGTCGCCGGCTCTGCGTTCCACTCATCGGTCGAACGCTGGTTACTAGAATCGCTAAAGCAAAATGACCAAGCCTGAGCCAACGCCTATTAAGAACCTTGTGGTTCTCAAGGGCGATAAGGCGGATTACACATCGCTTGGTCCTATCCGTATCTGCCCATGCGGGTCAGATACATGGCACTTAAAAGTTAAATTTGATGAAGACAACACGATCGGTTTGTACTTCACGGACATGCAATGCGTGTTATGCTCCAGCCTCGCACAGGCACCTACACCGAAATGGGGAGAATAATGTTTGGCTTATGGATAAGATTTTTAACAGAAATAAATCTTTGGTCATCCCGCAAGTTGAATGAGATTTTTGAATGGGATGCAAATGATGTTGACTGGGATGACGAATGTGAGGATTGCGCATAATGGGACAGAAGCGAGCAAAGATCATTACAAAAGTAGCCTTTGAGAAGGCATTTGTAGAAGCAGAGATTATGATGCGCAAAGCTCTTGGCGACATGATTGCCAAGGAGATTTTGACAGAGACTAACCCAGCAACTATCGTTGGCCTAAAGCGAGCGCAAGAAATAGTGATTGGCCAAAAGGTTGAGTAATCTAAAAGAGATTTGGCAACATGCGTTCCTATCTGAGATTGGCGTTGTTGAGCAACGCACCGGCACTAACCCAGTTGACTGGCGTGTGGGCGGGCGTGCATCTAAAGCCAACCCAGATAAAGAGAACAAGGTTTGGTGGGACGAGAATGGTCTTCGCATGTTCGAGGACTTTGTTACCGCCTTTACCAACAACAAGTGGAAAGTCTGGATTGCGCCAGATGATGTACCCGGTGTTGAGATGGAATTTAATGTTTACTTTGGCGATGTGCTTATCAAAGCCTTTGCCGATCTGATCCTTGAGAATGAGGATGGATCGCTCACAGTGGTGGACTTAAAGACCGGTGCCTACACACCAGACTCAGCCATGCAGCTGGGTGTGTACGCATCCTGCATTGAGTCTGTCTATGGCGTTCGCCCGCAGTACGGCGCATATTACAAAGCCCGTGATGCAATGCTTCAGCCTAGCCCAGGACTTGAACTATGGACTATTCCCGTGCTGACCGAGATGTTTGCTCAGTTCGAGCGTGGTCTACAGGCAGAGATTTTTCTACCTAATATCAATATGATGTGCGGATCTTGTGGCGTAAAGGATTATTGCCATGCTCTTGGTGGTAGTCTTGCCCATACCGTTGATCCACTGGCACAATTAAAATAAGTTTATACAACCAAACACACAAACAAGGAGAAAGAAAATGGCAGCAAATAACAACGATACAAAGCTCCAAGTCAACTTCAAGTTGTCTGACGGAACTTTGATTAACCTCTACGCTAACTCACAAAAGGAACTTGAAGAGCAACTTCAGTCCATTGCTGATCTAGCAAACCTTATCCTGCTTACCGGTGGCGATCTATCCAAGGGTGCAAATGTTGCATACGCAACCAAGTCACTTGGACTTACACCAGTAGAAGATGACGCACCAGCTTGGGCTGCTAAGTCAGCATCACCAGCACCTGCTGCTCCTGCTGGAGCAAGCAACACTTGTAAGCATGGCGAGATGATCTTCCGTCAAGGAGTAAGTGAGAAGACTGGTAAGCCTTGGAAGGGTTACTTCTGCCCTTCACCAAAGGGTACGCCAGATCAGTGCTCAGCTAACTTCGTACGATAACCGATGTTATCGCTGTCGCAAGCGGCAGCAAAGTCAGCCTCTGACCACGCCATCTTGCCGGATCTATTTCCAGTTCTACAGAACGAAGGAATTAGGTTCAGGCGTGGTCAACTGACAATGATTGCCGGTGCTCCTAACGCTGGTAAATCTTTGTTAGCACTTCACTTTGCTGTTAACATGAAAGTACCTACGCTCTATATCAGCGCAGATACTGATGCTTATACGACTGCGATTCGAGCTGCTGCAATGGTCAGCGGACATACAGTAGCCAACGTCGAAGAGGCGTTTGCTAGTGAAGTAGGAGTTGAGTTTTATCAGAGTGAGTTGGAAAGTATCAACCACTTGAAGTTTGACTTTGCTCCATCCCCTACCCTTGATGAAATTGATCTATCTATACAGGCTTACGCTGAAGCATATGGCGAATATCCTCACCTGCTGATCGTAGACAATGCGATGAATGTCGTGTCTATGCATGAGAATGAATGGTCGGGATTGCGTGAGATTGCTAAGGCTATGCATCACATAGCAAGAGAAACAGAAGCTGCGGTATTCCTGCTACACCACACCAGTGAAGGTGAAGGTCAGGCAGATATGCCACCGAGTCGCAAGTCCATTCAAGGCAAAATTTCCCAGTTGCCTGAAATGATTATTACTGTAGCCCTGCTGCCGTACACCGGTGAGTTTAGGATTGCAGCCGTTAAGAACCGCTTTGCCCGCAATAGTGCCAGTGGCGCACAGTATGTGTCCTTATGGACAGATGCATCGCGTATGTCTATCTGGAACTACAGGCAGAATAGTCAACAGAACTGGAGTTATGAATAGTGGCAAGTTTTGCAGATGTGTTTGTCGAAGGCAACAATGTCATCGAGAACATTAAGATCGTTCTTACCGAACGAGATTACGAACTAGCTCGGCGCTACTTGATTAAGCATAACGCTCAGGACTTGTTTGGTATGCTCGGCCTATGACTTTCTTAATTGGTTACGCCATTGGCACCGCACTTGGCCTAGTTTTCCTCATCGTACGCGCTTATTGGAAAAGCGAATGAGTACATACGGCAAGCGCAAAGGTTCTAAGTTTGAGACAGATGTTCTTGGGTGGTTAAGGGGAAGACTACCCAAGGCAATGACAGAAAGGCTTGCCCTCGCGGGGGCTAATGACGAGGGTGATTTAGTCCTTATCGTTGCGGGCAAGCCTTATGTCTTTGAGTTGAAGGCAAGAGCCAAGTTGGATCTGCCACAGTTCTGGCGTGAAGCGGTAGTCGAAGCACAGAACTATGCCAAAGCTCGCAACCTTACTGAAGTTCCCCCATCGTATGTGATTGTCAAGCGCAGAAACGCTGGCATTGATGACGCATGGGTCATTCAAACACTAGACCAATGGGCAAGGATCCACGATGAGTGAGCCATTTGAAAACAAATATCGTCAAATCAGAACGGCTTTGACTGGAATGAAAGTACGATACAACGAACTAGAAATTCGTTACAAGGCGGCAAATGCCATGTACAAAGAGTTGTATCATCAACTTAAGTTGGCAAATAGCGCGTTGATTAAAGCAGGCTACCGCAGACTAGATGATATGACATGGACGAATGAACCTTTCGATGACCAAGCCTGATCTTGGAGCAATACTTGAAGCGTATGGATTGAATGTATCGGCGCGGTATGGCTGGGTGCCATGCAAGTGTGTAGTGCATGACGATAGCCATGCCAGTGCCGCATATAACTTAGACAAGCAACAGTACAACTGTCTTGTTTGCCAATTACTTGGCGATGTGTATGATCTGGTCGCCCGTAAAGAAAACTTAAAGGAGTTTACCGATGTTAAACGCAGAGCAGAAAGCCTTGCTAACGGAAGCAGCGCAAAGGTACGCGGACCACATAGAGCCGCAGGCTCTGTCCTACCTACTGGAGCGCGGAATAAGCCCGCAGGTGGCAAGTACCTACCAGCTTGGAAGCGTGGTCGAGCCTAGTGTTGGTCATGAGCATGCTGTGGGCATGCTTAGTATTCCTTATCGCACTCCTTCTGGAGTGGTTGGAATAAAGTTTCGCCGGATTGATGGCGGTACACCGAAGTACCTATGGCCAACAGGTCAAAAGATTGGACTATTCAATGTGCAAGACTTGCATAAATCATCAGACACAATCGCTATCTGCGAGGGAGAGATTGACACAATCATTCTTTCTGGGTGTGTTGGTATTCCTAGCGTGGGCGTGGCTGGTGTTAGCCAATGGAAAGCGCACTTTCCTAAACTCTTTGAGCCGTATACGAAAATCTTAATCTTTGCTGATAACGACGTGAAGGAAGATGGTCGTAACCCAGGGCAAGAGCTGGCCAAGCGGATCAAGGAAGATCTGCCGGCAGCAATTGTGGTTGGTCTTCCGGGCAATCAGGATGTTAATGATCTATACTTAGCCTATGGTAAAGACTGGTTTGATGAGAGGCTAGCAGCATGAAATTTGCATACGCTGATCCGCCTTATTACACAATGGGTAAGAAGATGTATGGCAAACTGCATGAAGAGGCGGCGATTTGGGATGACAAACAATCGCACAGGGATTTAATAATGCGACTTAAAACTGAATATCCCGATGGGTGGGCAATGTCTTGCAATCCGGCTAATTTGCATTGGCTTTTAGTTGACCATGATGATATTCGCATTTGCGCATGGACTAAAACTTTTCATCAAATTAGAGGAACAACCAATCAATTTGCTTGGGAAGCAGTGTTGCTGGGGGGGGGGCGAAAAGATAACAAACGCAAGCCAATGGTACGCGACTGGTTGTCTTGTCCAATAGCTATGAAAAAAGGATTACAAGGGGCAAAACCCGATAAGTTTAATGATTGGATTTTGGATTTACTTAATTACCAAAACGGTGACACTTTGGATGACCTTTTTCCCGGCACTAATGGTATGGCCGAAGCAATTTTAAGAAGAGAGTTGACATGACAACCGTCGTGGGCATACAGGGACCAACATGGGCTGTCATCGGTGGTGACAGTCGTGTTGTGGACGGCGGAAAGATAACCGACTTGCCCAAAAACGCTGGAAAAATTTTTAGAAAAAATGAATACATCGTTGCCATTGCCGGTGACTTTCGCGTGGGCCAAATCCTGCAACACGCCTTTGACTATCCCAAGCCACCGGACAATGTGAACCAAGAAGGCATGGATCGTTGGATGACTGCTGAGTTTATCCCGCTGCTCCAAGAGCATTACAAAGAAATGAACTACACAGTTGATAACGATTTGGGAAGCGAGGTTCTCATTGCAATCTCAGGAATTATTTACGCCTTGGATCAAGACTGGACTTGGGCAAGAGATAGACGAGGCATTTATGCAGCTGGTTCAGGACAGGCTTATGCCTACGGCGCACTCAGTGCTTACAATTTCCCTAAGTCTGCAAGTGATGCAACTAGCATCATCAAGCAAGCAATCAAAATCTCAGCTTCATATGATGTTAACACAGCAGAACCAGCCATCGTCTTTAGCCAAGAGCCATGACCGAGTATTATGATCCGCGCTTCATAGGCGGACCGCTAGATGGCGGGCGTGTATCTATGGCGTACTGGATCTTAGATGAAGTGCAATATGTGATGCACGACGCAGAGGGAAACAATATGTTATTCTTATACCAATTGGACGAATCGGACAAAAATTACCATTACGTAAACCCAGCAAAGGAGCACAATGACTAAAGAACGTGATTTTGCCGCAGATGTTTGGGCAATTATGGACGATCTTGGTAACCTGCTCATTAGCAAGCAAGAGGACTACGGCCCAGGTAATGTCAACAACGCCTACGGCGGACCGATCAATGGTCTACTTGTGCGCATTGGAGATAAGTTCGAGCGACTTAAGCACCTTTATGGCAATGGCATTGAGCCAAACCATGAATCGATTGAAGACTCGTTCAAGGACATGGCTAACTATGCCATCATCGCCCTGATGGTAGAACGCGGGCTTTGGCCGAAATGAGTCAGGATATTGCCAAGGCAAGGCAGAAGATTGAAGATGCTAAAACATCAGTTCCATTGGATCACAAAGATTACGAATGGATGGATGGCTTTAATCACGGACTTGACTGGGCAATTCGCATACTTGATAAAGATAAGAGCGCATCGTGACTGCATCGTATGAGTTAAAGCGCAAACATAATTTCATGCATCGCTATGGAATTACCATTGAAGAGTATGAAGCAATCTTTGAGCAACAGAATGGCCTATGCGCCATCTGCGAGCAACCCGAAAGCCATGGGCGTAACGGCAAGATCCACCCGCTATCGGTCGATCATAACCATGTTACCGGTCATGTGCGTGGGTTGCTATGCAATAACTGCAATACCAAACTGGGCTACTTTGAGAGCAAACATATCATCATGCGCTTGATCGCATACTTAATGAGGCAAAAATGAGCATTATCGTTCCCCTAAGCATTGGCGATGTAACCTACTCAACCATCGAAGCAGTTGAGCGTTACAACTTTAACCGCGACAACGGCAGTTCTTGGTCAAACATTAGCAAGTCATGGCCAGAGGCTATCGCCCGTGAGATTAACGGCGTACTGGCTGAGATTGCAGTAGCTCGTTGGATGGATCGCTACCCATTCACACTCTTTGCTGATCGCAAAGAAGGCGATGTTGGCGGACATGAAGTTCGATCAACCGCATACTCATACGGCAAGCTGCTTTTCCAGAAAAAAGATCCAGAAGATCGCAAGTATTTTTTTGTAACAATTGATGGTCATTATGAAGCAACCATTGTGGGCTGGCTATGGGGCTGGGAAGGTAAGCAGGATCATTTCTGGGACGAGAAAATGCCTGTGCCTTGCTACGCAGTACCGCAGAGCGCACTGCATGATCCAGGAGATTTGAATTGAGTTGGCTTGAAGATGCGCAAGAGATTGCCGGCACAGTCGCCCGTCAAGTCCACAAGCGTTACCACACGTATTTTGACATTGCGGATGTTAAACAAGAACTTATCGTCTGGGTCTTACGGCGTGAAGGCAAGTGCAAGGAGTGGCTTGACCATGATCCAGGTACTGAAGATTACAAGTCTGGTGTTAACCTGCTTGCCAAAACTCTGCAACGCCATGCTGACAAGTATTGTCGCAGAGCTAAGGCGCAAGCGGTAGGTTACGAAACTCGGGATGAGGCGTACTACTCACCAGAGATGCTTGAAACTATCCTGCCATTTGTCTGGCAATCTGTCATTCCTACCAGCAACCCTGCTGGAGAGCGCGTTAGCGGGGGTGGAGCGCCTTCTGAGGGCGGTAACTACATCATCTCGGTCATTGATGTACGCAAGGGTGTAAAGCGCTTAGAACCGGACGATCAGCTGATTTTGCACATGAAGTATGTTGAGCAGATGACCTATGAGAAGGTCGCTGAAACGCTAGAAGTATCACGCTCGTCTGCTGAGCGTAAGATCAAAGGCGCGTTGCGCCGGTTGGTAAAGGAACTAGGCGGGCAGGACCCGTGGGCAAGGAGCAAAGAGTAATGGCTACATATGAATATCGTTGCAGTGTATGCAATATCGAGCTAGATGTTGAGCGTTCAATGTTTGAAGAAGCTATTGACCCGCAATGTTGCGGCATTGCTATGCGCCGCACCTACTCTAGCCCACCGGTGAAGTTTAACGGCTCTGGCTTTTACTCTACTGATAACGCCAACCCACGGGCATAGTATGCAAGTAAACGTGGTAGATGAGTCGAAGACTCTTGGCGGTAATACAACGATCATCACTCAGGCGTTAAATGTCTTTGCCCAGCAGGTAACTACTGCGTGGGGTTTGCCGAAGATGAATGTAATCCAGGGCAGCGCCCGCGTGACCAATGCGTGGAATGTCGTATTCGTCAACCAGTTTCCCAACCCAGCGGTAGGCAGTAATGTGCTTGGCTACCATGAAGTGATTAACACTTTACCTATTGCTTATGTACGTGTTGATGCATTTGGTAAGCGTAGCCCGCTTGGTACATACGTTAAGCCGCTTACTATCTTGAAAAAGCAAATCCATGCTGCCATCTGCACACCTGGCGTAGCCAGTGTTGCCATGCATGAGCTTGCTGAGATGATCGTTGACCCAAATTGCAGTCGCTATGCCACCGATAGCCAAGGGCGTAACTGGTTGATGGAAGTGTGCGACCATACAGTTGGCCAGTACAACATCCCGCTACCAACCTATAGTGCCAATGTCATTGCACCAGACTTTACGCATCCATCGTTCTATGATCTTAAAGGCGAAGCACCGTATTCGCAGATGAACGTCCCAAGTAAGCCTTTTACACTGGTTAAAGGGGCTTATGGCTACTACAAGTCGCCCAACGGCGATTTACCTATTGCAGCTGATCAACTAGACGTAGAATAAAATAAACCCCGCGGACAGGAATGACGCGGGGCTTATCTGTTATACAGTAGGCGATGACGGGTCGCGTACCTTGGCTATTATGCCATAACTATCGTCAACTGACAAAACATGCTTGCCGTAATCCTTACGCAAGTTATTGACAGTGTTATATGGACCGACTGCAATAGCTGTTTTAAGGCTTGGATAGATCGCTACAGCCATCCATTGCTCGCGTTGGGCAGTCAGTTCCTCGACCAGTTCCCATACGCGCTTAGCCATATCCTCGCTTGACTCTGCATCCTCTTCAAGCAGGGCAGCCATCTTCTTAATCTCGCTTGGCTTGGCTTTCATGCTAACTTTCTTTCAATAGATTGGATGGTGGGACAAGGGTAGTCGGTGCTTTCGCAATGAGAGCAGACGATGACTGGATCATCTGTAAGCACAATTACTGGCTTATGCAATTCCACGACTGCGCGAAGGGCTAGCCAGGGAGCATTAGCCCATCGATGTTTATTACATTCAGGTTCGCAAACTTCTATTTCATCATTAATAAGTGCTAGCAATTCATCGTGGGTCATTTCAATCTCCCTTGAATGGCGCGGATAGTTTGGCAAGGCCAAACAACAGTATGTTCATCTTCGTTGCAGGTGCAGGCATAGCAAAGCGGTCCAAACGGCTCATGTAGTTCCACTACTGCGCGGATGGCTAGCCACAATTTATTGGCCGGATCATGGTCGTAACAATCAGGCTCGCAATCCTCTGCGTTCTTGTTAATAAGCGCAAGCAATTCATCGTGTGTCATCAGTAGCCACCTAAGCAGTTCTTAGACTTGGTATGCCGACGATACTGCAAGGCGTACATGGTCTTAGTTGGGGCAAATAGTTCTACCTTGCAAGCACCACAGGTACCATACCATTCATCAGCTTCAATATCGTGTGTCATTTGATTAGTTTTCCCATCCAGTATTTGCATGCACTGACATTTTCGGTAAGAGTAAGATAGCCGTAAATCTGCCGGTTATCAAGGTACTGCGGGGTTTGACTTGCCCGCCAGTTACGAGCTACGCGGACATATTCATAGTCCTGCGTACCATCGAAGTAGTTGGTGTTTGCTAGGGCGTTTGGATGGATGAGATAGGTGCAATGCACCAGATCAACCTCATTTATCCCGCGTTTAATGCCATTGAGCAGGGCAAAGTACTCATCGCTATCTTGGTAGTAGCCAGTCTTGGTTACCGGATGGTGATAGTTGCTGTACCCAGCGCGGTTCTCCTCGCCTTCTGCCACTGCATAGCGCAATAGCGGGGCAATGACGGGGCGATTAGCCTCGACCAATGCTCGAAGCGTGTTGGGTAGCAGGAAATTGTCCACATCGCAGACAAAGTAATGCGCGCCGTACTCTTTTGCCTCTTCAATGCCTTCTTGGCGTAGTTTCGCCAGCACATCAAAGCGTTCAGCGTTCCACTCATGCACATCAAAGCGTTGTACCTGCTCCGGCACATCTTCATCGTTAAACCAGATCGATCGCCAGTTGTACAGGTGCTCGTCTGACTCATAGCCATTTGCAGCGCGGATAGGCAATTCATCTATCCAGTCTTGGATAATCTCAGCCGTATTGTCGTTATTGTTGTTAGTTCTAAAGCTGAGAATGATCTTACTGCGCGGGTAATCAATGTTATCTAGGTTCTGTTCTAGCCAATAGGGCAACACCTTTGCCTTATCCTTAGCGAGAATGTGAAAGTAGACAACGGGTAAATCCCAATCAGTCTTCATCAGTCACCCACTTGTACATACTGTAATAGGCAATGCGGCGTATCGTTTCCTGGCTCACGCCGTATCGCTTGGCTAGTTCAATCACATTGATAGCGGTAGCTCCACGACCTTTACTGGTCGATGCAACCTTGTACTCCTTGCGGATAGTCCGCACCGCTTCTTCATTTAGTTTTAGTACCATCCCACCCTCTTTTCATGTTTTAATGCGTTACAGGCGTTATTGTTCCAATGAGTCTTGATATAGCGCAAGCCCCAGCGGATTTGAGTTTGATAGTCATACTTGTAATCATTGCCGAATTGAGCCATCTTGTTAGCCGGCAGTGCTTGCGGAATACCCCGCGCCCCGCCGTGTTTATTGACCGCAGTTACCCGCCAATTACTTTCCATGGTCCAGAGTTTAACTAGGCAGCCCCACTGACGGGCGTTGCCACCTTGGCGCAGGTATAAAGTATGGGCGAATTGCTTTGCGGGCGTTAAATGCTCGTTTGCAGCCTTTGTAGGGCAATTACTGACCCAGGTTGCGACCACGACTAATCCCACAAATCCGATGATGTATCTTTTACGGCGTGTAACCGATCGAGAAATTGAAATGTTGATGTTTTTGGCCTTTCCCTAGTTGTTACCTTCACTGGCAGTACGCCAGCTCGAGTAGCCTGTTGCCTAATACGGACCCATATTATTGATCGATCGTTCACGCCTTGCGGCATGCCAACCGACTTGCGCCGTTCCACCGGCAGTGTGCCACCGAAAATGCCATAGTCAATTGTATGCGTATCTTTCATCGCATATTCAAGACATGAGTTATCTCTAAATAGGGGACATTCTTGGCAGATCTTCATTGCCAGAACCGCGTTAGCGATAGTGCGTTCTTGCTGCTCTTTCGCTGCTGGTGATGGCTTACCGCCTCGAAATGCGTGTTCTGGGAACCACCACTCTGGGTCGTATTCTTTATTCGCGCAAGAGGGCTTAGCTCCTGGCTTAGTCATTACTTATCGCTCATCTGCGCGACAGCGCGGGCGATGATCTGTACTTCAGTTTTATCACGATCAAGAGTAGATAGTGTGTCTAATCGGTTGACTAGGATCGCCAATACTTCCTCGACTGCCTTATTCCAGCCTAGTCCGTAGCCTTGCGAATGGGCTAGGTCCAATTCATCTGATGTTGCCGTCCCTACCGCCTCTGTAGTCGGTTTAGTAGTTGCGCCGGTGATGAGTTGTCGCCACGCGTTAACTGCAAAGCTGCTTGTCTCGTATTCTGCCATTCTTCCGTCCTGTCTAGTAGTTTGCGCTCCGTACCGCCTCTAGCCGCGGTAAATTGCGCCTTCATACCGCCTCGGTGGTCGGTAGAGTGCTTAAAATAGCGATAAGGCGCGAGAGTGTCAACCCCCGCGCCCGTGTCGTGTCGCTTAGCTATCTTTGCCGGCAATTACACCCATCGGCAAAAGGTCGCAAGCAATCGCCGCATATCATACGCCTAGCCTTTCGATTGTTTCGACAATATCGCTCTCGCTAAAGTCTAGATCGGCAAAGTCTGCCGGATCATATTGAAAATTATCTAATAGGCAGCTTAGGGCCGCCGATATAATTAGCCGATGCTTAGTCGCATCCATTTATTCACCATCCCCGCAATCGCATAGGTGCCCACAGGTGTAGCAGACCCACATTCCTGAAAAATGCGTGAAGTATCCAAATTGAGCCACGCCATTGCGAGTTACAAAATAACGGCCGCTATCGTCCATAACTGCACCGTCTAGCTCTCGCTGCTCTTCTAGTCGTGTGCTCATTAGATAGCCGCCATTTCAAGTTCTAGGGCCTTATCGTGCGCGTATTCAAGAATTAGATACGCAAGGTTATGCATCGCGCAAAATAGATAGTGAGAATTAAGGTCGGTTAGCGAAGGATTAACTTCGCCACAGAACCATTCATTCACTAGAGAATCAATCTCATCGTGCGCCCATAGGCTTAGCTCTTGCACACGGCGGTTAATGTTGCTGTAATAATCCTCAATCTCGCCATCGGCTAAGTGGATCGCTATATCGGTAGCCGTGTCGGTGTAATCCTGCTCATCGTCTAGCCAATCACTAGCGCGCTGCGACATATCTACAATTTCACCGACCCACGCGGGGCCAGCGACATAATCCGGCAACTTATCCCAAAGGTCGCCCATCGTGCCGCTAGTCATACTTTCCGGCGTGATGGTGGCAAGTACCTGCTTAATATCTTTACCTAACATTCTTTTATCCTGTCTATTAGTTGTTTTATTAGGTCGGCCCGTCTAGCCGCCTACTGCCTACCCTTAACCGGTGATCGGCTAAGGATAGGCCGTAAGTATCTAACGGGTTTAGGCTACTTTCATCGGCATTAGCAAGAGCTGCCAGCGAATATCACCGGCAAGAGTTTCGCATAGTAGCGGCTTAAGTCGTCCGCTGGTGCGGATGATTAGCGGCACACTCTTATCAATCGCCGGCACCTTAGCAAGATCCGCGAAATATTGCGGGTTTACACCGATTGTGTCGGATGGCTCAAAGGTGGTAGGGATAAGGTGTTCAAAAGGTGGGAAGTTACCCTGCCAGCTCAAGAATTGCACGGTGCCATCCATCGTGCTCACGGTGATCTTATCGCCATCAACCTTAAAGGTTACACGCGGGTTAAGGCTACGCTTACCGGTGAGCGGCTTGATTAGGTTGCGGATCTTTGCAATATCCTCGCGCAAGATCAACATTTCAAAGTCGGCTATATCGTCGGGGTTATCCTGCTCAATGGTCGCGTGATCTACGCGGCCGATAAATAACCGGTAACGATCGGTCGCGGCTGCAGTGATTACACCGCCGGCACTAAATAGCTTTACGCAGGTTAGCAGCGGTAGCGATTTATCTTTACCAGCGGCGATAAGCGCACCGGTTAGTAGGTCATCAAGTAGTGGCGCGGTGATAGTGAATTGCGCGGTGGTGGTGTTTAGTGTTGTGTTCATTACTTTATCCTGTCTAGTTGTCGGATGAGATTAGGCTCATCAGCGATCGAGTCACGATCGGACGGGCTTTCGCCCGTTTCGCCTTATTTACTTTCCGCTCTCGTAATTTCTGAAATAAGATTGTAGAAGGCGGCCGCTTTGTTAATTTCAAGTTCCTTATCTTCTTCTCTCAGCGCGAGCCAATGAGGATAAAGCACTTCTAATAAAGTCCCGCGCCACTTAGCGTCAATCTCAATTTTCATTTCTTAATCCTTCCATGTTGTGCCACAAGCTACGCCGTTGGCGGTGTTGTGGCAGGTAGTAATTCTCCAATGGTGATTGAGATAGTTCACAGTTAAGAATAGGGCGGTGACGGCTAATAGCCAGACAACGACCTTTCCGCGAGTTGTGAGGCGCATTAGTTAGCCGCCTTACGATCTGCAAGCGATAGCGCGGCAATAATAACCGCAAAGATTGCTACATATTGAATAAATGACATTAGATTATCCCGTCTAGTTAATCGATCGGCCGTCTACCGATCTGGCACCAGAATAGTCGTAATTTTTGCCGCGTGTCAATTCCTGCGCCCTTAATTTTGCAAGTGTCGCAACTGGCATGTTGTCTCACATATTGAGACGAAGTGGCAGCTACTTTCTGGAAGTTTGGAGCTTGAAGTTGTCCCAGAGGCGCAACTTGCAAGGGTCAAACCTGCCGCCTTGGCGGTTTGGGTGCTGGGTTGCAGCTCTAAATCTGGCTCTAAATTTAGCTCTAAATCTGGACCGAGTTGGTGAATCGGGCGTTCGGGTATGGACCGATAGGGTCAAAGCTACTGTCCCACCACTAACCACCAAACACCAAAGATAATCCCCTAATCCGTATATATTTATTAATAATAGGTAGCAAACCAAACCCAAACCGTGTCGAAATTGCGCAACCGTACCGCCTCGCAGGTCGGTGTTAGCCGTAAATCACAACCGATTGCGCGTTTAGAATAGGTTGATCGACTCGGGGGGTTTTAAGTATTAGTAAGGTTGTATTGTATTATCCACCCAATTATTTTTTCTAAATATAGGCTCTGACCTGCGGTTTTATTTAATGTGATAAAGATCACACACCTCAAAGCGGGAAATGTGTCTAATTTCCCACCTTATACTATATAGGGGGTTTTGTTCGCAGACGGCTGTCAGCCGGCTGCTCACCCTACCCCAACGGGGCGTAGGCTACGCCGTAGCCCCTTATTGCTACCCATCGGCGGCGCCCCGCGCCACCCATAGGATATTTACATAGGGATAACCATAGGGCGCTTAGCAGCGCCAAAAGTATCACCATAGGAATTAAGGCGGGTGGAGTATGGCCAATGGGCCAACTGGTCGACCATCGGCCAACAAATATAAAGTCGCGCCAGAGAGCAAAGTCTCAGCCTCTCAGGCTAAGCAGACGATTATCGAGCTAGTCACTAAGGGCTACAGCATCGCAGATGCTGTCAAGGTGACGGGTAAATCAATCAAGTCCTACGAGTATTACCGTATGTCGGACGAGGATTTTAAGTCCGCGATTGACCTTGCTCGCGCCGTCCAGCGCCGAGACGGCGTGATTAGCGACGAAGACAAAGCGATCAGCTTTGAGGACTTTCGTGAAAAGTACCTAAACAGCAAGACCTTCAATCACCAAAGAAATATCATCTCGATGCTTGAGGAAGGTAAGCCTGCTTGGCTTCACGGCAGCATGACTTACGAAGAAGGTTTTAGCAACTATGTGCTGGTGAACATGCCACCGGAACATGCTAAGTCGATGACAGTTTCAATTGACTACATTACCTATCGGATTTGTATTGACCCAAATATCCGTATCAAGATTGTGTCCAAAACGCTTACGATGGCAAAGGACTTTCTTTATGCGGTTAAGCAGAGGCTTACCCAGCCCGCTTACGCTGAACTTCAACGGCGCTATGCGCCCGCCGATGGCTACAAAGAGTCGGCAGATAAGTGGACCCAAGATGCGATCTACCTTGAGCGTGACTCAGGTGAAAAAGATCCAACCCTTCAAGCATTGGGTATTGGCGGTCAGATCTATGGTGCCCGCGCAGACTTAATCGTTCTTGACGACTGCGTTACCTTGGCTAACGCCAACGAGTACGAAAAGCAGATTCGTTGGATCCAACAGGAAGTTTTGACCCGTGTTGGTCCCACAGGCAAGATCTTGGTAGTTGGCACTCGCGTAGACCCAGTGGATCTATACCGAGAGATGCGCAACCCAGATCGTTACCCTGAAGGTCGCTCACCTTGGACATATTTGGCTATGCCAGCGGTTCTTGAGTTTGCAGATGACCCAAAGGATTGGAAGACCTTGTGGCCACGCTCTGACAAGCCTTGGCTTGGAGATGACGCGAACTTAGGTGATGATGGATTGTATTCACGCTGGGACGGTCCGAACCTTCGTAAGCGCCGCGGTGTTCTTGACCCAAAGACTTGGGCGATGGTTTACCAGCAACAGGATGTGGACAGCGAGGCTGTCTTTGCACCTGAGTGCGTTCGCGGTTCTGTTTCAGGTATGCGTTCATTTGGTCCGTTGCTACCAGGCGCACCTGGTCATCCAGCTGTACTCAACAGCAGTTACACAATTTGCTCTATGGACCCAGCAATGTCCGGCGATACATTCTCGATCGCCTATGCTGGCGAAAAGACAACCCAGAAGCGTTATGTGCTAGAGGCAAGCCGTATGCCTGCTCCTACACCACAGCGCATTAGAGACTTGATCTTTGAATGGACTGAGAAGTACAAGCCATCGGTCTGGGTCATTGAGAAGAACGCCTTTCAGTTGTTCTTGACAATGGACGAAGAGATTAACCGATTCTTAGCCTCACGCGGTATTCGCCTTGTTCAGCACTACACCGGTGCCAACAAGATGGATGCTGAGTTTGGCGTAGCCTCAATGGCTCCGCTCTTTGGTACTGTCGATAAACTCGGCAACCACATGGGCAACAACTTAATAGACTTGCCACGGTCAGACAATGAAGGCGTAAAATCGCTCATAGAGCAGCTCATTACTTGGTCCGCTGGCACCAAAAATAAACAAGACGGTTGCATGGCGCTTTGGTTCGCAGAGACTCAGATGCGCGATTACATCAACCAAGCAGGAGCCTATGGCGGCTCCTTTATCAAAAACCCATTCCAGACCCGCGATCAGCAAGCTCGTCGTCGGGTAATTAACATCGAAGAATATCAGCGTGAAAAAGAAAGATTAGCGGCTAACGGGGGTTACTTATAGTGCTAGAGATTGACCAGATCGGAGATAAACTCCGTAAACTGCGCGCTCACTATTTCGCACGTGACTCGCGTTATGATGACCTATTGGCCATCCGTCAAGGCAAAATCGATCAAGTGTTTCCTGGCATGTTCTCAGAGGACTATCCAAAGCCAATGATCGCTAACTTCATCGATGTTGCCGCCCGCGACGTTGCTGAAGTTATTGCTCCGCTTCCTGCTTTCAACTGCATGACAACCAACACCACTTCGGATGCTGCTCGTCGTCGTGCTGATAAGCGCACCATGATTGCCGCTGGCTACCGCGACACAGCCAACCTTCAGACCATGATGTACACCGGTGCTGATCGTTACCTTACCTTTGGCTGGTTGCCATTCATCATTGAGCCAGACTTTGAGAACAAGCGCCCAATGATCCGCATTGATTCACCTATCGGTGCCTATCCAGAGTTTGATAGATTCTCACGCCTTGTCTCTTACTCAAAGCGTTATGTCAAGACTGTTCGTGAATTGATTAACGACTTTCCTGAGCATGAGTCTGTTATCCGTGGTCAGTATGAGAACCGCAACTCTGAGCGCATCCTTGAGATGTATCGCTATCAAGACAAAGACCAAATGGTCTTGTTCTTGCCAGAACGCAATAACTTCGTTCTTTCACGCGTTGAAAATGAACTAGGTGAAATTCCTGTAGCCATTGCGCTACGCCCAGGCGTTGACTCAGATGAGCACCAACGCGGTCAGTTCGATGACATTATGTGGGTACAGGTTGCTCGCTCACGCTTTGCTTCGCTCACACTTGAAGCAGCGCAGAAGGCAGTTCAAGCACCGTTTGCTTTGCCTTCAGATGTTAATGTGCTTGAGATTGGCCCAGATGCAACTATCCGCTCTGCCAACCCACAGCAGATCCGTCGTGTAGATCTTAACCTTCCAGCCAATATTTTCCAAGAGAACGAGATTCTCGATCAGGAAATGCGTACTGGCTCACGCTATCCAGAAGGCCGTCTAGGTCAGCAGTCTGGTTCGATCGTTACAGGTCGTGGCGTAGAAGCATTGATGGGTGGCTTTGATACTCAAGTCAAGACAGCCCAAGGTGTATTTGCAGAAACATTCCGTGAGGTTATTCGTCTGTGCTTTATGATGGACGAAAAGATGTTTGGCGATGTTACAAAGGAAGTTCGTGGCATTAATGCCGGTGCTCCTTATGTCGTCACCTACACACCAAAGGAAGACATTAAGGGTGACTACACCTGCGATGTGACCTATGGCATGATGGCTGGTCTTGATCCAAACCGTGCGCTTGTTTTCGGACTACAAGCCCGTGGCGACAAGCTAATCAGCCGTGACTTTTTGCGTCGCCAAATGCCTTGGGAAATGAACGTTACCCAAGAAGAAGAGCGAGTCGAAGTAGAAGAACTGCGCGATAGTTTGATGCAAGCAGTTGCATCTTATGCCAATGCTCTTCCACAAATTGCAATGCAAGGTGGCGATCCTTCAAAGGTTATTAACGCCATTGCTAAGGTTATTCAAGGTCGTCAAAAAGGCGATCCAATTGAAGAAATTGTAGCTGAAGCATTTGCTCCTGAACCAGCACCAGAACAGCCACAGGCTGCTGGTCTGCCAGGACAACCACCTCAAGCACCTGGAGCACAACCAGGGCAACCACCGATGGCTATGCCGGCACCTCAACAAGGCCAAGGTGGCTCTGCTTTGCAACAACTACTAGCCGGCCTTTCGTCTTCTGGAGCACCGCAGTTAGCTGCGTCAGTTTCCAGAAGGTCGCCAGCCTAACGTTATTGGCGATCAACTCAATTCCCTATAGGAGAAATAAAATGGCAGTATTCAAGTCAAATCTACAATCACCACCAGTTAAGGTGAAGCTACAAGGCGGACACTCATCTTCTGACGCAACAACACAGAAGACAAAGATCCAATCTGCTCCATCTGTTAAAGCAACAGGTAAGTCAGATGTTAAGTACACAGTTCAGCCTTCAGGAACAAAAGGCACAAGCACAACTGCCGGAAAGCCAATGAAGTAAATTATGCACGAAGAAGAGAGCGATGAGTTTGATGGCGTACTTTCCGCTTGGGATATATTCGCTCTCTTTGCGCATTTATTAAAAGATTTGTTTGTAAGTTTTGCAAAGTTTTTTGATGTATTGAGCGACATGGCTCTGCATCAAGCAAATGTCGTGGAAGACCAAAAGTTGTTCCACGATGATGTTGTCCGTACCATTGAGACTATTACAGAGGGTGAGTGATTATGGCAGGCAAAGGTGGCTATCAAGCTCCAGCACGTCCAGCTGTTCAATCAGGCCCAGGGGCTTTAAGCCAACGCACCGATGGCGGACCTGCATCTAAGCAAGCAATGCGCTATGTCAGTGGCATGCCAAACTACGGCGATGGCACAGATATGATGCAGATTCAAAGCGGTGCTCCGATGGCTGCTACGCCATCTCCAACGCCAGTATCGCCATCACAGATGGCGCAGGCAGCACAGCAACAGCAACAACAACCACAAGGCCAACCACAAGCGCCTATCACACCACTGACTGCTCCAACACAGCGTCCTAATGAGCCAGTTACTGCTGGCGCAGCGCTTGGCCCTGGTCCTGGACCAGAAGCACTTGGCATTATGCCAGGCATGCAACAAGGTGGTACATCAGCAAAGCAAGTAGTTCAAGCATTGGCAGCGCATCCAGACGCATCGCCAGAATTGCAGAGTCTCGCAGCAGCATTGGGGAAGTAATTGTCAAACACAATGCCACTTCCACCATCAAATCAGCCTACCGTCGCGTCGGCTAACGCAGCAGCAAAAGGCTACCCAGATGCTGTACAGAAGGCACCAGTTGAAATGGCTGGCGCTATTCAGTCAGGCAACCCAGATGCTCCTGGCGCAGTAGCCGCTACAACACACGTTATTGCCACATCAAATGCTGTTGACCAACACCAACAGATGTACAACTCAAAGTCATGGTGGCAGACAGCCCTTGGCGATGTAGGTAAGGTTATTACCGCAACGCCTATCATTGGCACAGTTGCTCGCTGGGCAAACAAAGGTTTGCAAGAAGTACAAAGCGATTACAAGTTTATTCACTCAGTTTATACAGATCATGGTTTTGCACAGGGCTTGCTAGCAACGCTAGGCGTTGGTCTTGGTGCGACCGTTGGTTCTCTTGCAGGTCCAGAAGGTACAGCGCTAGGCGCTGCTTTTGCCGCATCTTTAGAGCGTGACATTGGCGGTCAACTTATTCCGTCATATCAAAAGTCTTACCAAAAGTCTATCGATCCAAACTATCAAGTTTCTATTGGTCGTGACCTTTCCAACCTTGCCGGTGACTTGCCAGGCTTACATACTTTGAAGAATACAAACTACGGCCTTGGTCAGTTTGTATCTGGCGTAACTGATGCTGCATTTGACTTTGAAGCAGATCCGCTAGCCAACGCAGGTAAAGTTGCTGGCGCACTTAAGGCAGGCAAATACCTTGAGTACAAGCCAGCGGTTGACTCTGACGGTCAGATTATTAAGAACGCCAATGGTGATCCTAAGTTAGTTCTGGACGGCAACGGCAAGCCAATCATTCAGGCTACCATTCCTTTGGCTCGCAACTCAGAGGCTGCAACTAACTTCTTGATGAGCCTATCTTCAGGTCGTGCTTTGAGCAGCGAGATGGTGCAAGCAGCCTACGATGGTTCGCTTGTATCTAATGCACTTGGCGGTAAAGTACTTAACCCAGTCAAGCAAGCCTTTGACCATATTGCCACACTCAATAACCCAGTAGAAATTCAACTGGCTTACCCTGGCTCTAACTTTGACCAAGCCATGCTTACAAAGTTGGCTAACGCTAAGACTGGTCAAGAAGTTGCTGATGAAATTGGCAAGTCTATTTACTCAGGTGAAATGGACGAGCGGGCTATGCCTGCTACTGCAATTTCTCTACCTACCCGTACTCTTGCTCGTCAGTTTGGCGGAACAGTACAGCAAGCAATTCTTAAGCGAGCTGGCGATACAACAGTAGCCAACGAGCGTAACTTGCTATTGCCAAAGGCTATGCCTGTGCTCGATGAGCAAGGCAATCAGGTTTACAAGACCGTTACCAAAGATGGCGTAGACACTCAAGTCCCACAAATGAAAATGCAATGGGGCGGGTTGTATACTAAGAACGCAGATACTTGGAATGGTTGGAACGCTCTTGCTGGCAAGATCCGTACCTTTACCGGTTACAAGGCTCTGACAATCAACAAGAAGTTGCTTGAGCAATCAGGAGAGAAGTTTAACTTTGATGACCACGGTGCTGGTACTGCTCTGTATAACATGTTCTATTACGCCATGCCACGTGATGTTGCATTGGAAAAAGCAGCTGCAATTATGGCTGCGCCTACTGAAGGTGCAAAGCAAGCGCTTTACGCTCAAGGCGTTAAGGAAGTAATTAAGGCTGCTGGCTTGCCGGATGACAGCAACATTGTGGATCGTGTTATGTCCCACGCTCAACGCATCACCACAGGTGGCATGCGCAACAGCGGTAACTACGGCAACGACACAGATGGCAATGTGTTAGGCACAATTGCTCCTAAACAGAACTACACTGCAGATGGCGTAGATGCTATTCCTAACGATGAATTTGAAGCAGCGTTGTGGGCATACCAACGCGGTGCTAACGCATTTATCAACTTCAAAGAGTTGCGCAACGCTATGCGCCAGATGACAGTACACGGCATGATGTACTCAAAGGCTGACGATTTTTGGTCTTACTACACCGACAAGATCTTTGCACCACTTAGCCTTTTCACAACAGGCTTTGGTCTTCGCGTAGCCGGTTCTGAAGCACTACACCAAGTTATCCGTAATGGTCTTGGTTCATACATCGGTGACCGCATTGCGTTCAGCGGTGCTAAATACAAGTTTAAGAACATGTCTGCCGATGAGTTGGCTGCTGCTAGAGAGCGTCTAGCCATGAAGGGTACGCCTGCTGCGCAGGCTCTTGCCGATCATGCTGCTCAGATGTTGACAGATGAAGACCATGCTGGTCTTGTTGAAAACCCAGATAAGGCGATCAACGAAAACTCAATTACAAAGATGATTGATGAGAAGAACGATGTAGCAGATCAGCTGCAAGCGGTTGCGGATAAAAACCCATTGGTTAAGCAGATCGCTGCTGCCCGTGGCTTGATCCGCCCATTTGGCTATATCTCAAGCAAGGTTGCTCCTTACCTTCCTAGCAACAAGCTAGATGTTATGTTGGACTGGTTGGTCCACATGCACGGTTTGAGCATCCCAGCTGGCGTTGCATCAGATCACTTGGCTCACTACTCACTCAATGCTGCAGAACGCGCATCACAGTTTGCAGAGCAATACGGTCATGGCGCTACAGGTATGGATGACATTACATCCCTTACCGGTCAAGATCCTCATTACCACATCTACTGGGCGCAGAATTTGTCCAAGTTGCGTAACGAGAAGATGGCTCAAGATATTGCAAATGATTATTTGCGCCTATCAAAAGACTCACAATTCCAAGCATTGTCTAACCAAGATAAGTGGGCGCAGGTTCAGCAACTCCATCAGGCTCGCATTGAAAATCCTAAGAACTATGCAGACCTACGCGACACAATGGTTGGTCTACGCAACGGCGATCCTGCTTCGTTCTCAAGCAACCAAGTCAAGGCTTTTGCCGGACTTGTGCAAGGTAAAGATGGAACTATCCACGACAACCTTATTCAGAACATTGCAGATGGCATGCCTACAAAGGCTGTCGATCTAAAGCAAATTCCTGCTATCCAAAGCCCGCTCAAGGTTCTTGGTCGTGAGCCACGCAACACTTACGACAATCCGCTACAGCGTGTTATCCAGATGGGTTATCGCACATTTATCAATCCAGTAATGGATGGCATTTCACGTGAGCCTATCTTTGGTCATTACCTATATGAAAACTACCGCAGCCTGCAACCATTGCTAGATTCTGGCAAGATTAGCAAGGCAGAGGCTTTGCAGTTTGCAGGTCAAAAGGCAGTTATCAACATGGTGCCTTTGATCCACAACCCTGCTTTGCGTAGCCAGTTCTCAGTTCTATCTCGTAACTTGCTACCGTTCTACTTTGCTCAAGAGCAGGCTATTAAGCGTTATGGTCGCTTGGCTTATCAAGCCCCACAGGCGTTCCGCGACTTTCAGATGATTAACCATGGCATTAACAACCCTGGCTTTGTTCACACCGATTCAAGCGGTAACAAATACATGGTTTATCCGCTTATTGGCGAGTTTGGCAATGCCGCTGTACGCGGCCTAAATGCTCTTGGAGTTAGTTCATTTGATGGTTTGCCAGAGTCTGTTACCGGTAATGTCAATTCACTTGACTCAGTTTTACCGGAAGCAAAAATGCCGGGACTTAACCCATTGGCAACCATCCCACTTGGCGCATTGTCTAATCACTTTCCATGGGCAAGCAAGATTACAAATGTAGCCACAGGCGGTTATCCTGCTAGCAACTGGCTAGATGCAATTTTGCCTAACTCAGCCATGCGTGACATTTTCAACGGCATGATGATGGACGACAAAGAAAGCAGCGTTCACAACGCCATTCTTTCAGCCATTGCCGCTGCTTACTACCATGGCGATTTGCCAGATAACTTCTCGTCTTTGCCTGCTTCGGTTCAACAGCAGTATTTGGATCGTATCGACAGCAACGCTCGAACAAATTTGTTTATGAAGGGCATTTTGTCGTTCTTCCTACCGCTTGCTCCGAATGTCAGCAACGACTATTACGACAAGAACTTGCAAAGCCTACGCTCTGAATTTCAAAGCCTGCAAAGCCAGATCAATCCAGATACAGGCAAGCAGTACACATTGCCAGAGGCAACCAGCAAGTTCCTTGCTGAGCATGGTAGCCGTGCAGTTTCCTACACCGCTTACACAACCCAGACTGGCACCTCTGGTGCCGATCTGCCATTGAACGATCAGACCCTTACTTGGTTAAACCAAAACGGCGATTTGATGAACAAATACAAGTTTGGTGCCGCTTATCTCATCCCACAGACCAAAGCTGGGGCAGATGCTTTGCAGGTTGAAAATGATTTGCTGACAAAGCAACTTCGTTCAAAAGATACACCACAAGATTTTCTTGATTCTGTGTATATTCAAGCAGGTTGGGCAGAGGTGGCGCCAATGTACAACGCTTACCAGACTGCGCTTAAGCAAGCCCGTGATAGCGGCAACCGTCAGGCTGTATACCAATACACTCAAGAGTGGAATAACTACGCTTCAACGGTAGCTGCGCATAACCCAACATGGTATGCAGATTATCAAAACCCAAGCCGCAAAAATATGGCTAGCCAATCGCTAGCAGATTTTGAGGCTATGGATAAGGCTGGCAAGTTGACTGGTCCACAGGCTCAAGGCATTAAGTCTTTGATGACCGAGTATCAGGCTTATCATCAACTTCTACTTAACAACACAATTACCGTTGGCGGTATAACAAAGCACACTGCTGAGTACTCAAATATCCAGAACGAATGGTTTAATTACCTAACCGCTCTCGAGGCAAACCCAGCAACTGCAAACTTAACAAATGTAATTAACGGCGTATTTAAGAGGGTGAGTTAATGTCTGGTAGCACTGGTTCAGCTGGTACATCTGGTTCTGGCAATACAGGAGCAACAGGTTCAGCGGCTGCTGCCTTGGCGGCATTTGATTCAAACGCCAACAGCCCTTACTTCACTCCTTCAACTTACAAAGTAAGTCAACTTACTCAAACATCACAGCCTGACATTACTTCTCTTGTAAACAGTGCTATGCTTAACCTTGTAGGTCGTGCTGCTACACCGCAAGAAATTGCCACATATGGCACAGAACTTCTTGCTGCCGAAAAAGCCAATACTGGGCTTGAAAGCACACAAACCACCTACCAATCTAGCGGTGCTGGATATGGCAAGAAGGGTGCAACCACTGGTCAAACATTATCAACCGGCGTTGACCCAACGGCATTTATCGAAAACTTGATCCGAGGTACAGCAGATGCTCGCGTATATCAAGCAGCAACTCAATACATGCAAGCAATCCAAGAGTCTAATAACAAGTATAAGGGTGGGTTTTAATGGCTAATCAAATACCTGCTGGTTATTTAGACGCTAGAGATTTTTACATTTGGGCGCAGGAACAAGCCAAGAGGCACGGCGCAAAAAGTGAAATTTCTGAATGGAGCAGCGTAAGCAGCCCATACATCATTAAAGATTTTAACACTTGGGGCGATGTTCTTGCTGCTGCTCAATCACAATTTGAGCCATATAAGCAATACACCGCTCAAGATCCAAAGTATGCTTCATTGGAAGCGCAGGCATTGGGTCAGAACAACACTGGGTCAACAGGATCAACAGGTTCTGCGCAAGCCATTGACCCAAATCAACTACCTCAAACTTTGCGTCAATTGCAAAATCAATTGCTTCAAGCCAAGGGAAATGTAGACAACGCCCAGCTTGAAATGAATAACTCCACCCCAGGCTCACCTGCGTACAACAAGGCAAAATCAGATTTTGACGCAGCTGTTGCACAGCGCGATTCTTTGCAAGCACAAATTCAAGCAGATCAAACATCTGCGCAAAACGCAGCTACTGCTAAGCAGGCTCAGGCAGACGAAGCAACCGCCAATCAGCGCGTAAAAGATTTACAGAACCAACGCCAACGCGCTCAAGATCAAGGCTTGCCTACCGCAGGCATTGATGCAGAAATTGCAGCAGAACGAGCAAAGGCTGCAGCCGCTCAAAAGGCTATTCAAGCCAATACACCAGCGCCTGCACCTACTGGACCATCTGGAGCGACAGGAGCGCCTACAGGGCCTTCTGGAGCCGCTATAAAGCCATCTGGACCATCTGGCGCAGCAGTTAAGCCTACAGGTCCTAGCGGTGCTGCAGGTAAGCCACCAGTGGCTACTGGTGGTACAGCCCCAACTGGCGCAGGCAACAAGCCTGCTGCTACTGGTGGATCAGCAGGCGGTACTGGTGGCGGTACAGCAGGTGGTGGAACATCGGGAACTTACTCTGGCAACCGCATGCCATCAGGTGCTGTAGGTATTAACGGTGCTGGTCAATGGGTTGATGCTAACGGCAAGGTTCTTGGCACACTGCAATCTTCAAACATTTCACAGGCACCTAAAGGTGCTGTAGCAATCACCAACGGCAACTGGGTTGATGCTCAAGGCAAGATCCTTGGATCTGCTGCCGTCGTAGATGGCGCTAATGCAAACGCTTATCAGCAATTTGTTAAGCAGTATGGTTCAGAAGCAGCAATTATCAACTCCGATCCAACACTTAAGAAAATGTTTACAGATGCGATTAACGCACCTGGCGCTGCGCTTTCAACAGCAGACTTTCAAGCGCTTTACGAGAACAGCAACTATTACAAAAACTCGTACAGTTCTTACCTACAAGCTGAACAAGCCCGTCTTGCAGACCCTGGTTCATATGCCCAGCAGTACAATCAAGCATTGCAAGATATTAAGAACTATGCTGCTCAAGCCGGTATTTCTTTAGACCCAAATGCTTTGGGTCAACCGCTTGAATTAAATCCAGCAAACACAACAAACCCATTGGCTACACACGCCTTTAACGGCAATACGCCAAACCTTGTTGATGACATTTTGCACAAGTATTGGGACACAGGTTCTGGCAACCAGCAAGCAATTACCCAGTACCTTGCAACCAAAGGCACAATCGATCCAACCATCATGGGTGGTCAGGCTCAAACCGATACACAGACCATTAAGGGCTGGATGCAGGACTACGCTCTAAGTAACCTTGGCGACACATATGTAAACAACTATGTCAAGCAGATCGAAGAAGGTGGCTTGGCTGGCGGTACGCCAATTGACCTTAACTATGTCAAGCAAGACTTGATTAACAAGGCAACCGCTTTGTACCCAACAATGGCAAAGCAACTTCAAGCTGGTCAAACAGTTACCGGTGAAGCGGGTCAGTACATTAGCGCACTTCAAAATACCCTTGAATTAACGCCAGATCAGATTGACCTTTCAGATCCTAACCCAACCAGCTACGGAGCAATGGTTCGCAACGCTGCTCAAACAGGCATGTCAATTGATGCTTTCACAAAGCAAGCCATGAACAACCCACGCTGGAACCAAACTCAAGGAGCCAAGCAGGGCTTGTCAAGTTTCGGTACATCACTATTGAACGCCTTTGGCGTAAACCCACTAGGATAAGGGAGAGCGATCAATGGCTAAACTTTCACAAGCGCAAGTAGATTTTGCTAATGAGTTTTCATCTCAAACAACTGCACCAGCAGCGCCTGCTGCACCCGCTGCGGCAACACCAGCAGCAGCAACAAATAACACTTACGCAACTAACCCAAACACGGGCTATGTTGAGGGCGGTTCACAACCAGCGGTAAGCGCAACCAACCCTGCCCCTGCGTCAGCAGCCGGCATTGCTGCTGAAGATGCAGAATTAAAAAACCTACTTAACGGCTTGCAAACCCCGCAACAAGTTGCAACAGCCATTGGTGGAACGGTTGTCAATGGTCAGGTTGTAGCACCAACAGCCGCTGCAGCGCCTACCATACCACCAGCGGTAACACCAACTGCTCAGACAGATGCAACCCTTGCGTTTATGCAACAGTTGTCACAAGGCATTACTGGCTTGCCAGCAGACTTTGGTAGCCTCGTAGCAACGCTTTACAAGAATGTGTCTACAGATCCATCGGTTATCGCTCAGTTGCTTCAAAACCCAAGCGGTTACACCAGCAATGACCCAACGGTTACCGCTGCTTTGCAAGCAGCAAGTTCAGCATGGCAAACCCGCTTTGCGGGTAATACAGCCCGTCAAGCCGCTGGCCTTAACCCACTTACAGTTTCACAGTACATCTCAGCAGAGCAGGCTTACAAGCAAGTTGCAGCCCGTGCTGGTCTACCAGCCAGCTTTATGACAACTGATTATCTTGGCAAGTTGATCGCCGCTGACGTTGCACCAAATGAAATGAACGATCGCGTAAACGCTGCCATGACAGCAATTACCAACACAGATCCTTTTGTTACGCAACAGTTACAACAGAACTTTGGTCTTACCACTGGCGATATGGTTGCCCATCTGCTTGACCCTGCCACCTCTGCCGAAGTTATCCAGCAGAAGGTTAATGCGTCGCAACTACAGGGCGAAGCAGGTCGTGAGAACCTTGCCCTTAACCAGCAGAACGCCATGACTCTTGCTGCGCAAGGCGTAAGCCAAGCACAGGCTCAAGCCGCTTACCAAAACATTGGTACACAGATTGGTCAAACACAGACCTTGGCCAACATGTACGGCATGCAACCATCACAGGTAGGTAACGAACTTCTTGCCGCCCAGACTGGCGCTAACATCAATGGCATGACCGCTGCGCAAGCAACGCTCAACCTACAGCGCCTACAGCAACAAGAAGTTAATCAGTTCTCTGGTTCTTCTGGCGCATCAAAGGGCAGCCTCTACAGCGAGCAAGAAGGCGTTTCCTAACAACTAGCTTCCACACGGACTGACCAGCATCCGGCGTGTGTAACACAGACTGGTAGTAGGAGCTAACACCTCTTCCCCTGGAGAATGTTATGGCCTGCGATCAACCAAAGAGAAAAGGGAGTGCCACATGGCAAACCAATACGACGAAGATGAAGACGACCTAGACCTACTTGATACTAACGATCAAAATGGTCCGGCAAACCTACGCAAGGCTTTGAAAAAGGCTGAGCGTGAAAAGAAGGAACTGGCTGAACAGCTAGCAACCATCCAGGCTGACCTTCGTGGTCGTTCTGTCAAAGAAGTGTTGGAACAGAAGGGCGTATCTAACAAGATCGCCAAGTTCATTCCTGGCGACGTAAGTACGCCTGAACAGATTGATGCATGGCTTAGCGAGAACGCTGATGTGTTCGGCTTTGCCGTACCTGAATCTGCTCCGTCCGATGAACCATCTCCAAATGTCCGTGAAACTCAGCGTATCAATGCTGCTCTTCAAAACGCAAATACCCCGTCTCGAGATGCAGATACTGCCTCGAAACTGGCTGGCGTTAAATCCAGAGAAGAACTTGACATGCTTGTTTTTGGACAAAAGATCACTGGTCGCGGACGTTAATCAAACCCATTCGCACACTAACCCTATAGAAAGTAGGTGACACAAATGGCAAATCAATATACAGACTCGATCGGTTCTACCTCTGGTATTCCAGGATTAGTACAAACCGCTTATGATCGCTATGTAGAGTTTGCTCTCCGTGCTGTCCCACTTATCCGCGACGTTGCAGATAAGCGCCCAGTACAACAGGCTATGCCTGGTTCATCTGTTGTATTCCAGATCTACACAGATATGTCAGCTGTTACTTCTTCACTCTCAGAAGACGTTGATCCAGATGCTGTAGCTCTTGGTAACACAACACCAATCACCGTTTCACTCCTTGAATACGGTAACGCTTCTCTTGCTACTCGTAAGCTCGAGTTGTTCTCACTCTCAGATGTAGACCCAGCTATTGCAGACATTATTGCCTTCAACATGGCTGACTCTCTTGACACAGTTGTTCTCAACACACTCGTTGGTGGACCAAACGCTATTGCTGAACTTACAGGTGGATCAACCGCCCCAGTTTCAACATATGCTGGCACATACACCAACGGAACAACACAAGCATCTATCGATGGAACATCAGTCATTCGCTCACGCGACATTCGTACTGCTGTTGCTAAGCTACGTGCTAACAAGGCTGTTCCACGTCAGGGAGAATACTACTGGTGTGGTATTCACCCAGAAGTTTCATTCGACCTTCGCTCCGAAACTGGCGCAGGCGGATGGCGTGATGACCACAAGTATGCCGAGAACGGTGCATCTGAGTTTTGGCCAGGCACCATCGGCACATACGAAGGTGCTATGTTCGTAGAGTCACCACGTCTCTACAACACAACTGACGGTACTGGTTCAACCGGTGCTACAGGCACATTCGGAACATCTGGCTATGTCCACGCTTCTGGCGGTACTCGCGTATTCCGTACCCTCGTTGCTGGTAAGCAAGCACTTGCTGAAGCAGTTGCTGAAGAGCCACATGTCGTCTTCGGTCCAATCACCGATAAGTTGATGCGTTTCCGTCCAATCGGATGGTACGGCGTTCTAGGCTGGGCACGTTACCGTGACGCAGCATTGGTTCGTATCGAGTCATCAGCTTCGATCCACAACTCATAATTGAGTTAGTTGTTGTCCTGCCCTCGCACGTGAGGGCAGGCGGCAACGCCCTATTGAAAGGTTTAACCAATGGCGTATGTTTTTAACCCACCTACAGTTGATGAAGGTCCAGCGGGTTTTGGCATACTCTTTTGGCGTTACAAGATTGCTCGCGCTAACTCGATCCTTGTCTTTGGCACAGCGGTAGTTAGTGAGCGTACCCCAGCGGTACAAGATACTCAGTCAGCAGATTATTGCTACTTGGGCGGACATACCTATGTCCTGTCAGATGCTGAGAAAACTATTCTTACAAATGCCGGCTACGGCGCTTACATTACACAGGAGTAAGATGAACGCAGGTAGATACAACATTAGTGTCGTCAACGGCACAACCTTTACCCTTGCTCCCATCTGGCAAGTGGATAACCTTCCTGTGAACCTTACAGGCTATAGCGCAGATATGCAGGTTCGTGATGTGTCCAACAATCTTATTGTTGAACTTTCCACAGCCAACGGCAAAGCCACAATTCAACCAGCGCTAGGTCAAACAACATTCATTCTTACTGCTGCTCAGACAGCAGCTGGCGTATTGCCACCTGGTAACTACACATATGCCTTTAATCTTACTGATAGTTCTTCTAATGTCTATCAGATCCTCAACGGTGCATTTACCGTTACTGCGAGCGTGATCCAGTAATGTCAGTTACCGTCAATAGCATTTCAACAGTTCTTATTCCAACGACGACTAACGTCTTTAACGTTGGCTCAACTCAACCAATTACAATCGAACTTGGCGTACTCGGACCACAAGGTCCTCAAGGCAACCAAGGCAATACAGGCGTTACAGGCGCAGGAATGACAGGTGCAACTGGTGCGACAGGCTCTGTGGGCAATACTGGCAGTACTGGTTCCACCGGCCCTACTGGGCCTAACGGTGCTACTGGCGGTACAGGAGCAACGGGCGCAGCGGGCGGCACAGGAGCGACAGGCTCGACAGGCTCGCAAGGAAACACAGGACCAACAGGAGCAACAGGCCAAACAGGACCTACAGGTGCTGTGGGTAACACTGGCTCAACGGGGCCTACTGGAGCAACAGGAGCCACAGGATCTTCCATAACAGGTTCTACGGGTCCTACAGGACCTACAGGTAATACTGGACCTACAGGTAACACCGGTAACACAGGACCGTCTGTAACGGGCGCTACGGGCGCTACAGGGGCAACTGGTGCCACAGGTGCAGGCGGAACTATTGCCTACTACGGAAATTTCTACGACACAACAACCCAAACAAATGCTGGCGCTACAAGCGCCAACCTCATCACGCTTAACACCAATGCTGGTTCTAACGGCGTAAGCATTGTGTCTAGCAGTCAAATCACTTTTGCTTATGCTGGCACTTATGCCGTCAATTTGCTTGGTCAATTCATCACCACAGGTGGCGGTAGCAACTATCAGGTTAACGTTTGGTATGCCGTTAATGGCACAGCGGTAACTGAGTCAACAGCCGTCTTTACAACCGCTGGTGTAAATAACCAAGTTCTAGCAAACATCGAAGACCTTATTACAGTCAACGCCGGAGATTACATTCAGTTCTACTGGTCTTCACAAAATACTTATATGGAGTTAATCTCCGTAGCCTCTGGCACATCGCCAACTCGTCCTGCCTCACCAAGCGTCAATCTGCATGTTGAGCAAGTTACCTACACAATTTTAGGACCGACGGGAGCGACGGGTGCAACAGGCAACACAGGACCTGCTGGAGCGACTGGAAACACTGGGGCAGCGGGACCAACGGGAACTGCTGGCAGCAATGGCTCGACTGGGCCGACAGGGCCTGCTGGTGCAACGGGACCGACTGGCTCTACAGGAAGTACTGGAGCTACTGGATCTAACGCTGTAGCGTACCCAGACATGCTCTGGCTTGGCGCTATGTGATACAATCGCGGTATGCCCAAGATTGCAGTCTATGCCATCGCACTCAACGAGATACTTCACGCTGAACGCTGGGCTAAAGCAGCAGAAGGTGCTGATTACCGAATAGTCGCAGATACAGGATCAACAGATGGCACACAAGAGAAGCTCCGTGAAATGGGCGTTACTGTTCACGATATTAGCGTTAAGCCTTGGCGTTTTGATGTGGCGCGGAACGCGTCTCTTGCGCTCATACCGGAAGATGTAGATATTTGCGTTTTCGTGGATATGGACGAAGTTATCCACAAGAACTTTTTTAGAGAAGTGCAAAGGCAATGGGACCCAACGGCGCAAGCAGGTTGGATCACATTTGATACTGGCAACAGATGGCAGAAGGATAAGATCCACACTCGTCATGGGTGGCATTGGAAATATCCTATCCATGAGGTAGCAGTCTGGTATGGCGAAGGTACGCCAAAGTATTGCACCATTAAGAACGCTGTCATCAGCCATCAGCCAGATAACAATAAATCTCGCGGGCAGTACCTGCCCATGCTTGAAATGTGTGTTAAAGAGTTTCCCCAAGATCCACGCATGTGGACTTACATGGTTCGAGAGTATTACTTCTATCGTCGCTGGGATGATGTTATCGCAGCAGCCAACACTCGCATGGAATTGGGTGGATGGAATGTCGAGGAAGCAGCCACCTGCCGGTGGGCAGCTGAGGCTTGTCATCATCTAGGCAAGGCTGAAGAAGCTACCCAATGGGCTGGGCGTGGTGCTCAGATTATGCCTAACGAAGGCGAACCATGGTTCTCGGTAGCGCTTGATGCTTACCGCAACAAGCGTTGGCAACAATGTTTAGATGCTTCGATCAAGGCTATTGAGTGCCATCGAAGCGTTCACTATTGCTATGACGCATCGGTGTGGGACTGGAAAGCCTATGACCTAGCCAGCATTGCTTCATGGGAGTTGGGCTTTATTGACGAAGCGATTACCTTCGCCAGTGCTGCAGCCAAGGCTAACGCAGAAGAGAACGATCGCATAGAACGCAACCTATTATTTTTCAAACAAGCTAGGGAGAAACATGGCTCTCGGAGATAACTGCCGTTCAGGATGTTTACTTAAAAACCACGAAACTTATGCTGAGTGCCTACAAGACGCTAGCATCCAGATCAACTCTGGTGATGCGAACAGCAACAAGACAATGACCAAGAAGCGTTGGGATGCAGAACTTAACGCCTATGACCGCGCTCGCAAGCAAGGTATTCAGCCAGCCGGTACAACCATGAAAGCAGTTGCCGAGTCACTTGAAGCAAGCGACAAATTAGGCAAACCTTTCGACGCTGGCAACATGCCAGCAGCCAAGAAAATTACCAAGCAGAGCGCAAAGGTAATGACCGAAATAGGAGCAATCTAATGGCAGCAGCAAAAAAGGGCATGGGCTTTGCGGCAGCGCAAAAGTCAATTGCTAAGAAGCAAGGTATTCCAATGAAGAACGCAGGAGCAATCCTTGCAGCTGGTGCTCGCAAGGCTAGCCCAGCGGCAGTAAAGGCAAATCCAAACCTCAAGAAGGTAACAGGCGTTAAGGCTAAGAAGGGTGGCAAGTAACATGTGCATGTCATGTGGATGCAACAACAACGCAGTTAAGACAACAGAGAAGCTAGACGGCAAGCCAAACCTTGATCCAAAGGGCGGTTACAAGGGCGTTGGCGGTACAGTCAAGTGGCCAAGCAAGTAAACAGAGGCAACGCTAAACAAGCAAAGTCAGATTCAATCATCATTGGTGGCCAGAAGCACACAGTTGTTAAAGCCACCAATGGCGATATTGTCGTAAACCATCCTGGTTCTAAAAAGACAACATTCAAAAAAATTGATTTGACTAAAAAAGCAGATGTAAAAACTGTAGCTGCTGGCGTAGCAGCAGTAAAAAAATGGCATAAAAACCATCCAGCGAAAGGCAAGTAAATGGCAGTTGACGATGGCAAACCAGTTGTATGGCATTTAAACCGTTTGGCAGGAACTATCGTCAATTCAGTTCCTCAATGGGATGTTAACGGCGCTGCCGTTCAATGGGCCAATAGAGTAATTCCTGGGCACAACGCCACTCGCGGTATTGATGCTCTTAACCTTATCTATGCTTCCCGCAATGGCGGACTTAACCTGCACCTAGATACTCCAGGCATTCTTAATGCCTTGGCTGGTGTGTACGGCTATGGCGAAGCAGCGGCAGCATCGAGGATCAGTTCATGACTTTATTTCAAGATCTTATTGACGAGACTGCGCTCGCGCTCTCTGGTTATACCAACAAGCAGGATCAGGCTACATTCCTGACTGCACCAATGGGTGCTACAGATACAACCTTTACCGTTGCTGACGGCACAGTCCTTACACGCGGTATTGTCGAAATTGACGAAGAGTTGATCTGGGTTGACTCATTTGATCGTAACACCAACATTGCTACAGTCCCGCCTTACGGTCGTGGCTTTAGAGACACAACCGCAGTTACCCACACTGCCGGAACACGCGTCACCATTGCTCCATCATTCCCACGGGCTATGATCCGCAAGGATGTGAACGAGGCTATCGAAGCTGTATACCCAAGCCTCTTTGGTGTGTACTACACAACCTTCCCATTCATCGCAGCGCGTACTACCTACGCTCTGCCACAAGAAGCGATTGACGCTATTGCCGTATCTTGGCAGACCATCGGACCATCTCTTGAATGGCTACCAATTCGCCACTACCGCATTGACCGCACAGCAAACCCATTGGTTTGGAACAGCGGTAAGACAATTTCCATCTCTGATGGAATTATCCCAGGTCGTACAGTGCAGGTTGTCTACACTAAAAAGCCTACACAGTTGCAGTACGACACAGATGACTTTACAACCACTGGCTTGCCAGACTCAGCCCGTGAAGTAATTATCCTTGGCGCAGCCTATCGCTCAGCTGCCTATGTTGATATGGGTCGTATCCCAGCAGTATCTGCTGAAGCAGGATCGATGGATCAGTCCAACCCAGTCGGCGCAGGAACAAACATGAGCCGTTACTTTTATCAGATGTACCAGCAACGCCTACAGGTTGAGATGGCACGTCAAGCAGAACAATACCCACCACGCACTCACTACAGCCGATAGGTAGATAGATGACCAGAAACTATAGCGCTACGGCGCAAGACACTACCCTCACCAATCCACTTACCAACTCGGCAACCACAATGGTTGTGGCTGCTACCACTGGTTACCCATCAACCCCGTTTGTCCTTGCGGTTGACTACAACGCTTCAGCTGAAGAACTTGTACTGGTTACCGGCGTGTCTGGTCTAACACTTACTATCCAACGTCAATTTAACGGCACCGCCGCTCAAGCACACGCAGTAGGCGCAGTAGTGCGCCATGTGATTACAGCGCAAGACTTAACTGATGCTGCTGCTCACCAATCTGCCTCATCTGGCGTACACGGCGTTACCGGTTCTGTTGTAGGTACAACCGACACTCAGGTTCTTACCCACAAGGATCTAACCAGCTCAACTAACACCTTCCCATCCACCCTTGGCAATACCTTCACGGTTAACGCCCAGACTGGCACAACCTACACACTAGCCAGCACGGATGTGAACAACCTAGTAACGGCTAGCAACACTGGTGCTATTACCATCACAATCCCTGCCAGCGTATTTACTGTAGGCCAGTCGGTCAACGTGGTACAACTTGGTGCAGGACAGGTCAGTTTTGCTGCTGGTTCTGGAGCAACTGTTTACTCAACTCCTGGTCTTAAACTTCGCGCACAATACAGCATCGCTACCGTTGCCTGTATCGCAACAAACACATTCCTACTAGTTGGAGACTTAACAGCATAATGGCTACTGCATATGTAATTCTCGGACAGGCTACGCCATCGGCTGCCTCGTCATCCACATTGGTAACAGGTTCTACCAATGGCTCAATTGTAGGATCGTTTACAGTCTGCAACCGTAGCGGATCTACAGACGCTATCCGCGTCAGCATTACCAAGTCTGGCGGATCTGCGTACTATGTTTACTATGGCTTTAACGTACCAGCCAACTCATCAATTGTTGAAACACCAGGCTGGACATTGGCCAGCGGTGATATAATTACAGTGTATTCAACTGTCGGTAGCACCGACTTTACAGCGACGGGAGTAACACTTTAATGGCCGTCTCATTACTAACCAACGCATCGGCTTACCCAACGGTAGCCTTCAATGCGCAGACAGGTACTACCTACACATTTGCATTGACAGATGCTAACAACACAGTTGTGTCTTTGACCAATGCTTCTGCCATCACGGCAACTGTGCCACCTAACTCATCGGTGGCTTATCCAGTTGGTGCCATCCTTCAGTTCTTTCAAGGTGGAGCAGGGCAGGTAACTGTAGCTGCTGGTAGCGGTGTGACAATCAACTACACACCAGGGCTTAAACTTCGTGCGCAAAATTCATTTGCCACATTGATTCAAACAGCGGCTAACACATGGTTGCTTAGTGGGGATGTGACTGCATAATGCCAGTATCATTAGCCTCTACATCAGCCAGTTCTATGCATGGCGCACTTGTGCCAATTGCATATGTGACTATGAATGCAAACACAAGTTATCAATTTGTAAATATCCCTCAAGGGTACCAAGATTTGAGGCTTGTTTATTATATGCGTAGCGCAGCGGCAACATCTATTGATGGCGCTTATATCAACTTTAATTCAGATAATTTTGGTTCAAATACAAATTACTCAAATACAACATTGCAGGGTGACGGAAGTTCCGCAATTAGCACTCGTTCTACAAATGCAAATTCTATTCCAATTCCGCTTCCAGGAGCATCTGCAACATCAGGAATTTTTAGTTCTGTAACCGTTGATATTTTGAATTATGCAAATTCATCAACATATAAAACAACAATTGTTAGAGCATCGGTAGATCTTAATGGTTCCGGTCAAGTTCGCCTTGTTTCTGGTCTTTGGAAAAACACTGCGGCAATTTCAACAATAACCACTTTAATAAATAGTGCAAGTGGAAGCACAGTTGCCCTTTACGGCGTAAGGACGGTTAACCAGTGAGTATGTATCCCATTGCAAGTTATACTTCTAACTCAACATTCAATGTTACTTTTTCTTCAATTCCACAAAATTTTACACATCTTCAACTGCGTATATTTTGTCGCGTAAACAATGGCTCATCAACGGGAAACATATATTTTAACTTTAATACCGATAATGGAACAAACTACGCATCTCACGAATTGTATGGCAACGGTTCTAGTGCTTACTCAGCATCCAGCACATCAACTGCTTACCCAATTCTTGCTTATCAAGTAGCGGGAACAGGTGCTACAAACAATATTTACTCTACATGTATTGTAGATATTCTTGACTACACAAATACAAACAAATATAAAACAATTCGTCAGCTGACAGGCAATGATCAAAACGGTTCTGGTGTTGTTACTTTAGGTTCTGGTTTGTGGCAAAATACTTCAGCAATCAATGGAATTACATTACTTCCAGATGGCAGTGCTTTTGCCGCCAACAGTGTAGTTTCCCTCTACGGCATAACAACGGCATAAGGAGATAAAATGAGTATTTTTCTACAACCACTCCAAACCGTTACCGTTGGTTCAGGTGGAGCATCAAGTGTTACATTTACCAGCATACCACAAGGATATACAGATTTAGTAGTAAAAACATCCGTTCGCTCTCAAGGAACAAATGGAACTTGTGTGATGTTTTTTAATTCAGATACAACTCAATCAAACTATTCTGTTACAAGATTGTATGGAAATAGTTCTAGTGCTGGCAGCGCTGCATATTCTGCTCCATATTTTGTATATTCAAATGAATCTAATTTTACTTCAAATACATTTACAAACGGTGAAGTTTATATTCCAAATTACACTTCATCAAACTATAAATCAGTTATTTCAGATATGGTAAACGAAAATAACGCAACTTTGGGAGAACAGTTTTTATCTGCTGGTTTATGGAGAAATACATCTGCAATTACTTCAATAACAATTCAAGAAGCAGTTGATGCTGGCTTTGTACAATATAGCAAGTTCTCACTCTACGGCGTACTTCGTCAAGGTATTTAACAACTAACTAAGGAGATAAAATGTCAGATACATCAACAGTCATCGAGGTAGATTGCACCACAGGCGTGCAAACAGAACGACCAATGACAGCCGATGAGATTGCTGCTCAACAGGCAGCGGCTCAAGCAGCAGCAGATAAGGCAGCCGCCGACAAGGCAGCAGCAGATGCACAAGCTGCTAAGTTGGCTGCAACCAACCAGAAGTTGATCGGTCTTGGACTTACCCAAGAAGATATTGACACACTTTTGGCAGCCGCCAAAGGCTAATGATTGACGAGATTGTCCCTCTGCGCCGTACAGTAGAAGACGGCGTAGAGTATTTTGAAATAAACGAATATCTGTAATACCAGCCCCGCCCCGTGCGGGGCTTTTTTATTGGAACAAACTAAGGAGTAGATGTGGCACTTGACGGTTTTCGACATATAGCCGAACGGCCAACTGATCCGATTGGTCAGCCCAATTCAGCTGGCAGTACCTTCGTAAACACATCTAATTCTTATGACTGCGCTATTGCCGGATTGCCGTTCTTCTTCGGCGTAAACGACAAGGCTCCATACAAGCGCGAAACTGCACAGTATCGTAAGCAACAGATCGATCAGCAGAAAGAGCCAGGCGAGCAGACCCTTACAGGTTGGTGGCTACGCTCACAGTCTAGCTTCCACTATGGCGCTGGTATTCGCTATGAAGAGCCAGTAGAAGGCGACTCAGTAAGCCTACGCTTTAACAAGTCTGCTGGTGTGGATGTATTTAACATCGGTCGCGTTGACCTGCTTCCAGATGTAGACCAGCTTTACTCAACCAGCGGCACAAACATTATGTTTGAAGGTGGCAACGACGGCACGAACGACTTTGCTCTTGTAGCCGATGGCTCAACAGTTAAGAAACTTACGCAAGGTCTTAGCCCTATTACTGTCACATGGGGCGGTTCTGGCACGATCCTGGACATTACCCATGACGGAACTTACTATTATGTAGCCAACGCTACAGGCATTTACAAAGGTCCGCTTACCCTTGCAACCAGCGGTACGCTGGTCTTTACCCACCCAACCTCAGCCACTGGCACAGTTAATTCTGTCAAGATGAGTTGGGTCAAGCAACGCTTGATCGTAGGCGTAAACAACTACCTTTTTGAGGTAACGCCAATCACTTCTTACAATGTCACTACAACAGTTCTTGGCGCATACAGCCAGAACAACATGAGTTACACAGGCAATGTGGCAATCATCGGCACAGGCCCTGTAGCGCACAACTTCACCATTGGTTCTCTTGTAACCGTTGCGAGTGTAGGCTCGCCATACAACGGCACATGGCAAGTCATTGATGTGCCTACTCCAACGAGCGTAGCGCTCAACATTCAAAATGCCAATGTGGCTCCAAACAACTCAGCCAGTGGCACAATCGTTCTTGCAAGCAACAACACAACGCCAATCTATGCCCATTCTAACTCAGGCTGGATCTGGACTGGCATTTGTGAAGGTCCTAACGCCATCTACGCTTCTGGCTATGTGGGCGATGTATCAAGCGTGTA